CAAGTATCACAAGAATTACTATATAAATTATTTCTATTTTATATAGGGTAATGCAAGCGTGTACAGGCATATACGCACGTATAGAAATTTTCCGAGATGGTTGTGTAAGTTGTGTCTTGTGATTTTAGGAGAGGATGAAATGAGAGAAAAAATCATAGAACAGAAACTTGTAACGGCAGTAAAAAAGCATGGCGGGATATGTCCGAAGTTCACTTCTCCCGGTTTCGATGGTATGCCGGATCGTTTACTGCTTCTTCCGCATGGTAAGTTCGCCTTTGTGGAAGTGAAAGCACCGGGAGAAAAACCAAGACCATTGCAGCTGGCAAGGCACAGATTACTGAGCTGTCTGGGATTTCGAGTGTATGTACTGGATGATGCGGAGCAGATTGGAGGGGTTCTTGATGAAATTGAAAATTCAATGTGACTGGTGTGGAAAAGAATTTGAGAGAAACCATAATCACATTCATGAAAAAAACTATTGCTGCAGAGCGTGTTTAGGAAAAGCAAACGCAGAACGTTTTCGATTGAAGAGTCTGCGAACGTGTGATAACTGTGGGAAAATTTTTGAATACAGAGGTAACCATAAAAAGAGAAACGAACATTTCTTCTGTTGCCTAGAATGCAGCTATGAATTCAAAGTGAAAAAAATATATGTATCATGCGATTGGTGTGGCAATCCAATTTACAAAAAGCGTTCTGATGTTGCAAGAAACGAGCATAATTTTTGTGATTATGGGTGCTATATCGACTACGTCAATTTTGAAAAAGCTGGTGCAGATAATCAAATGATATCAGGAGAAAAACTGTATCGCAGGCTTGCAGAAATGAAGATTGGACGAAAACTTCAAGAGAATGAGAATGTTCATCATATTGACGGCAATCATCTAAATAATGATTTTGCCAATTTAAAAGTTGTTACAGCTTCAGAGCATATGAAAATACACGCTTCCCAGAAAGAGAGGGACTGTCATGGCAGATTTATTAAAAAAGAATGATTTGCATGGGTATCAGGAATATAGTGTCAATTTTATTATTGAACATCCTGTAGCTGCAGTCCTTTTAGATTGTGGACTTGGGAAAACTGTAACATCACTTACGGCTATAAATGATTTGATGTTTGACTATTTTGATATTCATCGTGTTTTAGTTATATGCCCTTTGAGAGTAGGTAATGTTTGGGCGAATGAGATACAACATTGGGAGCATCTGCACCTTTTGCAGTATTCGGTGGCGGTGGGTTCTGAGTCGGAGCGGCTGTCAGCACTGAAAGCACAGGCAGATATTTACATCATCAACCGTGAAAATGTGCAGTGGCTGATTGAGAAAAGCGGCATCCCCTTTGATTTTGATATGGTGGTTGTGGATGAGCTGTCCTCCTTCAAGAATTATCAGTCCAAGCGGTTCAAGGCACTGATGAAGGCAAGACCGAAGGTAAAAAGAGTGGTAGGTCTGACAGGCACTCCTTCCAGTAACGGTCTGATGGATTTATTCGCAGAGTTCAAACTGCTGGATATGGGAGCAAGGCTTGGCAGATTTATTGGGCAATACCGAAATGCCTACTTCTCCCCGGATAAGCGAAACGGTCAGATTATTTACAGTTATAAGCCACTGCCGGATGCTGAACAGCAGATTTATGAGAAAATCTCAGATATTACGATTTCCATGAAATCTACCGACCATCTGAAAATGCCGGAACTGATCAGCACACAGCTGGCGGTGGAATTGTCGGAAGCGGAAAAGAAGAAATACGAGGAACTGAAAAAAGACCTCATTCTTCAGCTGCCGGATGGAGAAATCACAGCCGCCAATGCCGCATCGCTAACAGGCAAGCTGTCCCAGATGGCAAACGGAGCAGTTTATTTCGATGATGAGAGCGTTCTGGAGATACACCAGAGAAAGCTGGATGCACTGGAGGATATCATCGAATCGGCAAACGGAAAGCCTGTCCTTGTGGCATATTGGTTTCGTCACGATTTGGAGCGTATCAAAAAACGCTTTGATGTGAGAGAAATCAAGACCGCAAAGGATATAGCCGACTGGAATCACGGCAGTATCCCAATTGCCGTAATACATCCGGCATCGGCAGGACACGGCCTGAACCTACAGCAGGGTGGTTCTGCCTTGGTATGGTTCGGCATCACATGGTCACTAGAATTATATCAGCAGACCAATGCCAGACTTTGGCGGCAGGGTCAGTCCGCAGAAACCGTGGTCATTACCCACATCATAGCAAAAGACACCATTGACGAGAGAATCATCAAGGCACTGAAAACCAAGGATACCTCCCAATCCGCCTTGATTGATGCCGTAAAAGCCAATCTATGAAAATCAGAGTCAACCTATGACAATCCAAGCCAATCCGAGTGGAATACAAAATTTCGGAGGTAAGGATATGACAGAAAAAGAATACTTATTGCAGGCACGATATCTGGATGAGCGTATTCACTCGAAGGTTCAGCAGGTGGAATCCTTAAATGATTTAGCTACAAGCTGTTCCGCTGTAATCAGTGATATGCCGAGAAATCCAAACCGTGGCGGTTCCAAGATGGCAGATGCCGTAATTAAAATTGTTTCTTTGCAGGAAGAAATAAATATGGACATCAATGCGCTTGTAGAACTAAAGCGAGAAATCATGGGTGTTATAAAAGCCGTGCCAAATGTGGAATACCAGACGCTGTTAGAAAAACGATATCTGTGCTTTATCTCATGGGAGCAGATTGCCGTGGATATGAATTATTCTATGCAGCACATACACCGAATGCATAGTGCGGCACTGAAAGAAATTATCTTGCCACCGGAACATGAGAGTTAATGTGATAGAATGAGAGTAAGCACCTGTGATATTATTATAATAGCGAAAAGCAAAAAAAATATAAACGGGTAAAATCGTAGAAAGCCTTGTGGGTCACACCGACCTGCAGGGCTTTTATTATGCCTAAAATGAGGTGAGAAGATGCCAAGAAAACCTAAACGACCGTGTTCTTATCCAGGCTGTCCTGACTTAACGGATGGACGGTTTTGTGAGAAACACCAGAAAGAAGAAAACAAACGCTATGAGAAGTACGACAGGAATCCTGCTGTACGCCGTAGATATGGACGCGCTTGGAAGCGAATCCGTGACAGCTATGCTGCGGAGCATCCTTTGTGTGAGGAATGCTTAACAAAGGGCAGGTATGTTGCGACTGAAGAGATACACCATAAACTTCCGTTGGCTCAAGGCGGAACGCATGAGAGGAAGAATCTTATAGCTTTATGTAAAGAGTGTCATGCTAGGCTTCATGCACAAAATGGTGACCGTTGGCACAGATAATTGAGTGAGGTTAGGGGGAGGTCAAATCTCAAAACCCCTGTACGGGAGGAACGGGCGGGGGGCTTCACGCACAAAAAGAGCAGTTCAAACAGGGGATTAACCCTAAGATATAGATTGAGGAGTGTGAATAATGGCAAGGGACGGTACGAACCGTGGTGGCAGAAGAGTCAGAGCAGGTGATAAGCCGACTGCAGCCGCAGAGAAAATACAAAATGGGAAAACAGTCAAGGTTCTAGCCAATGATATTCCTGTACTTAAAACAGCGGAATTAGAGGCAGTAGATTTACCGGAAGGAGCGGTCTTAGAGGGAATGGATATGCCAAAGCCAAGTGACTATTTATCGGCTAGGCAGAAAAATGGAGTTCCCTTAGGCGCTGATGAAATATACAAAGAAACCTGGCTGTGGCTGAAAGAGCGCAACTGTGAAAGATTAGTAAATCCACGGCTTATAGAAACCTATTCACAGGCTATGGCAAGATATATTCAGTGCGAAGATGCAACAAGTACATACGGCTTATTGGGGAAGCATCCAACGACTGGCGGGGTAATGACCTCGCCTTTTGTACAGATGTCCCAACAATATCAGAAAAGCGCCAATCTTATCTGGTATGAAATTTACGACATTGTTAAGCAAAACTGCACAGAGGTTTTTGAGGATAGCACGACAGATACCATGGAGCTGCTTTTGCGGGCAAGGAGAAAATGATGATGGAGCTTACGGATTTTTTACATAAACTGAAATTTTATAGAGCAAAGCTTACTAAACA